GAAGCAACTTCCCGGAGAAGAAATTCTTGCCACGGAAGCAAAAATCGTGGAGTAACCATACATGGCCACATATAATGGAAACCCGAACCTTAAGCCGGTTGGGTATGAGCATGAATTTACACCAGACCAAATACGAGAAATCATCCGGTGTAAAAATGATCCCATCTATTTCATCGAAAACTATTGCCACATCGTAACCTTGGACCATGGCCTACAGCTATTCAAGTTGTATGACTGTCAAAAGCGCAAGGTTGATACCGTATTGAACAATAGAAAAGTGGTACTCATGGAGCCACGCCAGCAGGGGAAAACGATTACCTCTGCCGCTTGTATCCTCTGGTATACCCTGTTTCAAGAAAGCAAAACCGTGGCCATTCTGGCGAACAAGGGCTCTGCGGCACGAGAAGTGCTTTCTCGGTATCAAATCATGTATGAAAATCTGCCCATCTGGATGCAGCAGGGGGTAAAGACATGGAACAAGGGCGATATCGAACTTGAGAACGGCAGCAAAATCTTGACCGCTGCCACAAGCAGTTCTGGTATCCGAGGCAAGTCTGTAAACTGGCTCTATATTGACGAAGCCGCTATCATTCCAAATAACATCGCGGATGAATTTTTTGCGTCCGTGTATCCAACGATTTCTGCCGGTACAACAACGAAGATTCTGTTAACTTCGACGCCGCTAGGATACAACCATTTCTGGAAGTTCTGGAATGAAGCCGAACAACAGAAAAATGGATTTGTCAACCTCTTCATTCCGTATTGGGAGATTCCCGGTCGCGATGAGGCGTGGGCACAGGAACAACTGAAAACCTTGGGTGAAACCAAATTCAACCAAGAAGTACTGTGCCAATTTTTGGGGTCTACGAATACCCTCATCAGTGGCCGAATTCTGTCTACCCTTAGTAGCATCGACCCAATCTATCGCAGTGATATGGGTCTTGAACTCTATGAAGCCCCTGTAAAGGGAAGAAACTATGTAATTTCCGTGGATGTGGCGCGGGGGGTTGGTGGCGATTACTCAGCATTTGTGTTGATTGACACCACCCAAATGCCATATCGTCTGATAGGAAAGTTCAAAAACAATACGATTGCCCCGATGCTGTTTCCCGACATCATTAACAAGGTTGGTCGAGAATACAACGAAGCCTATGTATTGATTGAGACAAATGATATTGGTGGGCAGGTCGCAGACATTTTGCGCACCGATCTGGAATATGAGAATTTGATATATACTACAAAAGTGGACAATCAGACCCATGTCACGCCGGGGTTCGCCAAGGCGTCTACGCTCGGGGTGCGAAACACGAAAACCGTCAAACGACAGGGGTGTTTCGCCCTGAAGAGCCTTCTGGAAGAGCGCAAACTACTTGTTCAGGATGCTGATGTCATCCACGAACTGTCAACCTTCATCGAAAAGAACGGATCCTATTCCGCCGACGAAGGCTATTATGACGATTTAGCCATGACATTGGTCATGTTTGCGTGGATGACGACAAACAAATACTTCCATGACCTCATGAACGAGGATGTGCGGAAACGCATCTATGCCCAGCACATGGAGCAAATTGAGGACGAATTGACTCCTTTTGGAATGATTGATAATGGTCTTGATGAGGACGAAGTCTTTGTGGACAATAATATTGTATGGTCCACCTCAAAGAACCTCCCGTGGCGAGATACCGTCCGCATCAAGCCGTAAAATTGTATAAATAATACAGTTGCATTAAAAAGTCCATTAAAAGGTATACTTATTTACAGGAGAGCACAATGGCATTTCAATTATCACCGGGGGTGCTTGTCGTTGAAAGAGACCTGACGGGTATCGTTCCAGCGGTAGCTACGTCTATCGGCGGATACGTCGGTGCATTTCAGTGGGGTCCGGTAGGTCAGGTCACCAATATCGGAAATGAAGGAGAACTGGTTTCCGTGTTTGGAAAGCCGAACGACGAAGTCGCCGCCAGCTTCTTTTCTGCGGCAAACTTCCTTGCGTATTCAAATAACCTGAGAGTCGTGCGTGTCGTAAACGCTGGCGCAAACAATGCCATGGCGGCGGGGGTGAAGACCTTCAACGGCGCGTCAGTTATCGCGAGCATGTCAGACAACACGATGACGATCACCGCCCACGGCTTCGATACCGGGGACGCTGTTGTGTACTCCGCAAACGGCGGAACCGCGATTGGCGGTCTGACTTCAGAAGATGTGTACTATGTCATCAAGGTCAACGACAACACGATCAAGTTGGCCACCAGCGCAGCAAACGCTACCGCAGGAACCGCCGTTGATTTAACGGCAAACGGCGTCGGCGCTTCACAGTTTTTGGCGCCTTCCCTGCAAGTAAAGAACTTGGAGCACTGGGAAGATGTGGTCACGGCTGGTCTGAGCGTTGGTCAGTGGGCAGCGAAGTATCCGGGTGAACTTGGCAACTCTCTGGCGGTCTCTATTGCAGACGCCGACAACTTCTCCGGATGGGATTACGAGAACGAGTTTGACGCGGCGCCGGGAACCTCGGATTATGCAGAAGCCCTTGGTGGCGCGGACGACGAACTGCATATTGTCGTGGTAGACGAAGACGGGTTGTGGTCTGGAACCCCCGGATCCGTATTGGAGAAGTTCGCCTTCGTATCAAAGGCGAGAGACGCCAAGCGTTCTGACGGCACAAACGCCTATTACGTAGATGTGCTTAAGAACAGCCGCTATATCTGGTGGATGTCACATCAGGCGGCTTCAAACTGGGGCAGCAAGGCGGAAGGCATCACCTTCACCGCCGTTCTTTCCAACGCGCTAGTCTCCTTGTCTGGTGGTATCAGCGAAGATACCGTAACAGATGGTCAGGTTCAACTTGGCTGGGATCTGTTCGAGAACGCGGAAGAGATTGATGTGAATCTCTTGTTCGTCGGTCCATATCACGGCACATCGATGGGTGTTGCTGAAGCCGTCATCTCCATTGCAGAAAGCCGCATGGACTGCCTTGTGTTTGTGTCACCGCAGCTTGCCTCCGTATATAACAGAGCCACACAGTCCGATGCAATCACTTCCGTGTTGGCTGACAGAAACAACTTGCCAAGCACCTCCTACGCGGCGATGGATTCTGGCTGGAAGTACCAGTACGACAAGTACAACGATAAGTATCGCTGGGTTCCGCTGAATGCGGATATCGCGGGTCTGTGCGCTCGCACCGATAACACGAACGATCCGTGGTACTCACCGGGTGGACTCAATCGTGGTCAGATCAAGAATGTGACGAAGCTTGCATGGTCACCGAAGCAGTCTTCCCGTGATTCGCTCTACAAGAGCGGGGTCAACCCTGTCGTAACATTTACTGGTGAAGGCACCGTGTTGTATGGAGACAAGACGCTGTTGGCTCGTCCAAGCGCATTTAGTCACATCAATGTTCGTCGGCTCTTTATTGTATTGGAGAAGTCTATTGCCGTCTCTGGCCGATATCAGTTGTTTGAATTCAACGATGTCTTCACGCGCTCACAGTTCCGCAGCATCGTAGAGCCGTTCTTGCGCGATGTGGTCGGACGCCGTGGCATCACGGATTTCCGCGTGGTATGCGACGAAACGAACAATACCGCAGAAGTTCAAGAACGAAACGAATTTGTGGCAGACATTTACATCAAGCCAGCCCGTTCTATCAATTTCATGAAGTTGAACTTCATTGCGACCCGCACTGGCGTCAACTTCGAAGAAATCGTTGGCTCTTAATCTCTAGGAGAATTGCATAAATGGATATCAATCAGTTTAGAACACGGCTGGGTGCGGGTGGCGTTCGTCCAAACCAATTCAGAGTATTCCTTCCCAACATTGTTGGTGCTCCGAATCCTAGTGATTTGAACATTCTTGTCACGAGCGCCGCGCTTCCTGCATCAAACGTCAATCCGACGATTGTTCAATATCGTGGGCGTGAAGTTAAGTTTTCTGGCGAGCGTATTTTTGATCCGTGGACAATCTCCGTCATCAATGATACGTCTATGACGTTGCGCAATTATTTTGAGTATTGGTCAAACTCTATGAACAATCGCACCAACAACGGTGGAAACATTCAACCGATTTTGTATCAACGAGATGTGACAGTTGAGCAGTTAGATCGCAATGATGCGGTTATTCGTTCCTACAAACTCTTCAACGCATTCCCAATCACTGTGTCTGAAATCGGGTTGGCATATAGCCAAAATGACGTTATCTCGGAATTCACGGCAACCTTCCAGTATTCACATTTTGAAATCTTACCGATTATCACAGTGAACCCGGTTAACGTATAATTAAGGACATCATATCATGGAATTATTTGGGTATTCCATCAAACGGAGTCAACCGGCACCAAGCGAACGAAGCTTCGTGCCGCCCTCCGATGATGGCGCGTTAGACACGATGCGGGCCGGTGGATACTATGGAACGTATTTGGACCTAGATTCAGCGGCAAAAAACGAATCAGAACAAATCAAGCGGTATCGCGACATATCATTGATGGCTGATGTAGACAATGCCATCAATGATATTGTCAATGAAGCGATTGCCAACCTTGACAATGAAGAAATTGTCAAGCTCAACCTTGACAAGATTCCCCTGACCGCAAACGTCAAGAAGGCCATTGAGCAGGAGTTCAAGGCAATCCTGATGATGTTGCGATTCAATGAACGCGGCCACGACTATTTTCGTCGCTGGTATATCGATGGGCGCATCTATTTTCACAAGGTCGTAGACACGGCTAAGATGAAGCAGGGGATCACCGACATTCGATATGTGGATCCCCGCAAGATCAGAAAAATCAGAAACATCAACAAGACAAAAGACAAAGCCACTGGCACAGAATTCGTTAAGAGTGTTGACGAATTCTATGTGTATTCTGAGCGTGGCATTAATAGCACCAGCACAAACAATGTATCCCCCACGACGAATGTGCAGGGGTTGAAGATTTCTGCCGATTCCGTGTGTTTTGTTCCATCTGGTCAATTCGACGCAGATCAGAACATGGTACTCAGCCATCTGCACAAGGCCATCAAGCCAGCGAACCAGTTGCGCATGATGGAAAACGCGCTGGTCATCTATCGGCTGGCGAGAGCCCCAGAACGTAGAATCTTTTACATTGATGTGGGAACGCTCCCGAAGCTGAAGGCAGAGCAGTATGTCCGAGATCTGATGAGTCGCTACCGGAACAAGTTGGTGTATGACGCCAACACCGGAGAGATTCGCGACGACAAGAAAATGATGAGCATGCTGGAAGATTTCTGGTTGCCTCGCCGTGAAGGTGGAAAGGGCACCGAGATTGATACGCTTCCCGGCGGTCAGAATCTTGGAGAGATTGCGGACATTGAATACTTCCAGCGCAAGCTGTATGAGGCCCTCAATGTGCCAATCTCTCGCCTACAACAAGCGGGCGGCTTGAACTTTGGGCGAGCGGCGGAAATCACTCGCGACGAACTCAAGTTCACCAAGTTTGTTGGCAGACTGCGGAAGAAATTCTCCACGATCTTTGATGATCTGTTGAAGACGCAATTGGTCCTCAAGGGTGTGCTCACTGAACAGGATTGGAAGTCTTTCTACCAAGACATCGAATATGAGTTTGCACAGGATGCGTACTACACCGAAAGCAAGGAACAAGAGATTCTCAGATCTCGTGCAGAGTTGTTAACACAGATGTCACAGTTCGTCGGTCAGTTTTACAGCCGCGCCTACATTCAAAAACATGTGTTGCGCCTGACGAATAGTGAAATCGAAGAGCTTGAAAAGGAAATGCAAGCGGAAGCGCCGCCGATAGAAGATACTCCCCCGGATTCGGGCGAGTCGGCAAAACCAAAGAAGGCGCCCGCGTCCACCAACAAATAAATCATCTCACCGACGAGGATTAGTATATGACCCATAGAGAAAAAATTGCCTTGATTCTTGAGTGCATTCGTTCAGGCGATGCCGTGGCTGCCGCCGAATTGTACGAAGACATCATGTCTGAGAAGCTGTCACACTTGGTTGAAGAAGTGAAGATGTTTGTCGCGGAGGGCATGTTCTCCACGGAAGACTGTGACGACTGCGACGAAGACCTCGTGGAAGCCAAGGACGAGGACGAAGACGAAGACGAAGAGGAAGACGAGGACGAGGAAGAAGAGGAAGACGAAGAGGAAAAGCCAAAGAAAAAGAAGCTCGTCGGTAAGCAGCATAAGCTTGATGTAAACAAGAACAAGAAGCTGGACTCTCAGGATTTCGCCATGCTTCGCGCCAAGAGAAAAGGCATGTAGGATCATGAGACGCCTTGATGAACTTTCCCTCGACAAATACAACTCGTATCTTGCCGCTGCGCGAACTTCGCAAGCCAATGCGTTGCGCAGCATGGACAAGGAGGATGACAAGGTCGGACGGACCAATCCGAAACACGAGCCGTATTTGCAGATGCATCATGCGCAGCGCGCTGATAAATTCTTGAAGACCGCAGAGAAAAGAAATCGTGGTATCACAAAAGCGCGGTTTCTTCGTCTAGGTAAATATCAACACGAGTCTGCTCTTCATGAACTTTCGGATACTACGCACACCAGTTATCGCGAAAAAGCACGTGAGGCGCAACGAAAAAAGGCGCAAGATATCCTACAGATCATGAAGCAGCAAAGAAGAAGACCAGAAGAGAAAAAAAGACTACTGAGAAATCCGAAGACGAAAACGGGTGAGTTGTATGCAAATGTTTTGAAGCGCCAGCGAGGCATAGATACCTCAAAGGAATTGCAAAAAAAAGCGCATGCAGACCAATCTGCATCGCGGCTTGCGAGGCTGTTCCGTGCTGAAGAAACCATGTCAGCACCAGAAAAACAAAAGCGAGAAGATATTGTCATGTCCATGAAAAAGAACATGGCGGATTTCAAGAAACGCTATGGTAAGCGCGCCAAGGATGTCATGTACGCCACCGCCACAAAAATGGCGATGCAGGAAGGCGTAGTGAAGACCGCGAACAAGGCGAAGAAGAATGCGGTGGTCGATAGAATTGGAAAGGCCGTGCTTCTCCGAGGAAGTGTCCGAGATAAAGGCGCTCTTCATGCAGCAAAGGCGATGAAATCGGTAGAGCGATTCCGTTCTATCGGAAGACGAGAAATCAGACACAGGGACACCAAACACCCAAAATTGAGATTTGAGTCTCATAACCTCTCTGAAGGCCCCGTAAAGGCGTCAAACAAGGCGAAGAAGAATGCATATGCTACAAAACTTGGGAGATCTCTTGTCAGTAAAGAGATTCCGGTTGATTTCCAACGCAACAGATCAGACATGCTCAAGCGCATAGCGCAAGGAAGACTTCCGGCAGAACACTCTATAGGCATGGCAAAAAAATTAGCCAAACATTTGGGTCTCGCTCACATGCGAAAAGAATCCTTCAATCTATCCGAAGGCCCCGTAAAGGCGTCAAACAAGGCGAAGAAGAATACCTTGATGCGCATGATGGGGGTTCTCAATACCCCAGCAGATCAGGCGCATGGCACAGACCTGAAAACGAGCATCGGGCGACTCCGGAATATGACGGCTGGCGGAAAATACAAAGTGCAGTACAAGACAAACACCAGCCACCCCGACATGAAAAAGATGCGCTCACAATGGCAGCGTCGAGGGATTATCGATGTCGTGCAACCCAACTTTCACAAAAACATGGGAGAGGATGTGTCGTTCTTGAATATTCTTGAAGGGATCATCAAGAGACGAAATAAAGAGAAGAAGAATGCCCATGTAGAAAAAGTCGGAAAGACCGCAGATCTAAACCGTGCGTTCGAAACCATTCGGTCTCTTCGGATGCAGATGGTAACAAAACCGAAGGGGTATAGACGAGACGCCCCTGATGATGCGCGTCAATTGGCAAAGGAACGAAAGACTGGGGCCTCCACACCGGACAATCCGCACCCTGTGCGCTCACAGGCATATTACAGACACGCCGGAAGACATGCGCTATTGCCTATCTACATGCGTAATTATTCGAAGCGAAGAGGACAGCGCAACGAAGATGTGCTACGACACATCACAAGTCTTCTGAATGAAACCCTATTCACCAAGTAACACTTTATCCGAGGCAACACAATGAAACGAGACCTTATTGCCGCCACAGTAAGTCGGCTGAACAAACTCAACGAAGATGTGACAGAGGACAGTTTTGACATCACCGAAGAGGATCTTCCGATTCTCGCAGAATTGGTGCTGGAAGAAATTCAGAACTCCGAAGAACTACAACAGCAGATCCTCGAAGATCTCGAATACCTGTATGAGCAGGTAGACCTCTTGGAAAGCTTGTTGAACGAGCGAGACTATGAAAATAAGATCAGTAAAAACGCATATGTTCGCGAATATGGTAAGAGATTATTTGATTATCGCGGGCCTAAAGGACACCGCGACCCTGTAGTACAAAGAAAAGATAATCAATTACAACGTGGTTACGGCGATAAACATGTAAATACTGTGGTTGGACGGCGCGCTTTACAGCAAAAGTCGTCCGATGAGGTTGCCAGCAACATTCGAGATATCGAAAGAAATATAAAGCACCGCAGAGGGTTCAAAACATGGTCTCAGATGGCAAAGTACAATAGAGTAAAGAATGAATCTTTTGACCTCACCGAAGGCAACCCTCTGGCTCGTGTAAAAAAGCACCTTGACACCGGGCGCCATTTCTCTGCCATCTCCGCCGAACGGTCACATTTGAGCCCAGCCGAAAACAAGAGACGCCATGGAGAATTGCAGAAGGCGGTAAGAAAACTAGGATATGGTTATCGAAAGTCTGAGGGGCGTTGGGAGGGTGGTAAAGAAAGAAGTTTGGTAGTGTCTGCCAAAAAACCCGGAAAGCGTCATGGGAACAAGTTGAAGAGAGATATGATCAAACTTGGAAAGCATTTTGATCAAGATTCTGTAATGCATCACGGTAAAAATGCAAACCTGCACGGTACAAATAAAACTGGAATGCCGGGTGAAGGTAGAACAAAAAGACTCAAAAAAACTCAATTCAATCCGCCACCGTCAGAGTTTCAAACACAATTTCGTCGCGGTAAATCTTTCACCAACCCATTCAAAGAATCGTTCGACCTCACTGAAGGCCCAGTAAAGGCCGCGAACAAGGCGAAGAAGAATGCGTACACGGATCGATTGGCAGGTAGAAAATTCAGCAATTATCTATCGTCTCAAGTTAAAGCCGCAGTGAATCGTCATAAACTGAACCGCATCGTAATGTTCAAAAAGCCTGTGAAGGGAAACCTTGAATATATTAAGCAAAGACTTTCTAGCATGAAAACAGATGAAAAAAGAAGTCTTGGAAGACGCGCATTACGCTCCAAGATGAACGATGCCTTATGACAAGAAAACATCTTCGAGAAATCGCCGTTCGTAAAATCGACGCAGGAGAATACGATTACGAAGGCGACATGACCAAAAATCAACTGCGCACCATTATCCGAAATGCTCGAATGATGCATAACATGTTGCGTGAATCAGATAATCTTCCAGAGTGGGTGCAGGGAAAAATCACCCTTGCAGAAGATTATCTGATCAGCGCGGCGAACTATCTTCAGTCCACGATGCAGGAGAGCCACTACCCCACCCAAGGATCATCAGTGGAATATCCAAAGTACAAACAAATGGATATGGACAATCTTGGACAGGATGCCATTCGAGACATGCCAGAAGACGATGGTCCGCACACGAGCAAGATCGGTGATCCGATCAATTACACGACCGTGGATCATCCGGAAAAGTATATCAATCAATCCTCTTCAAAAGGAAACCGTGAGAATATGATGTCTCCATCCACACGGTTATCTGGCAAGCCGTTCAAGAAGCTCAAGCGGAAACCGCGCCAGTCTTATGGCTCCGAAGATTTTTCAGGAGCCGTCGCGGGTGTCGCAGTCGGTCAGCAATAAATACATGTTCAACACATAGGGTACACGCATGGCATTAACAGTGTTAAAGAACACTCCCATTCATACCGTAATTGCGGTCTCTGGAACTTCCGCCACCGAAACCATTACCTTGGCGTCATTGGCAACTGCTTCGCAGACGCCGGGAAGCCCGGTGGTTCACATCAAGGCAATTCATTGGTCAGTTCCGGCTGGAACCGCCACGATCACCAGAAACGGTGTGTCTCTGTGGAGTTTGACCTACGCATACCAGTTTGAAATGGCCGGATATGCCGACAACCGAGAAGCCACCTCCAGCATCGTGATCGCCACACCCGCTGGCGGGGGAACGATCATCATCGAACTGATGAAGATTTCCGGATACGGCGACTCACAACATATCAACCCTCTCACGTAAGAGGATATCCATGAAACTTATCACCGAAACGATTGAAGATGTGCAGTTCATCACTGAGGAAGAAGGCAATAAACAGAATCACTACATTCAGGGCATCTTCTTACAAAGTGATCTGAAGAACCGAAATGGCCGCATTTATCCAAAGCACATCATGGAAAAGGAAGTCAATCGATTCATCAAGGAAAAGATTGACATGAAGCGCGCTTATGGAGAACTCGGTCATCCAGAAGGACCGACGATCAATCTGGACCGCGTGTCTCACATGATTGTGTCTCTGAAGGAAGACGGCAAGAACTACATTGGAAAGGCGAAAATTCTCGACACGCCAATGGGAAGAATTGCCAAAAATCTATTGGACGAAGGAGCCTCCTTGGGTGTTTCATCCAGAGGCTTGGGATCACTCAAAATGGTCGAGAACGGCATGAATGAAGTGCAGGATGACTTCTTTCTCGCGACCCCCGCAGACATTGTTGCGGATCCATCTGCACCAGAAGCCTTTGTTCAAGGGATTATGGAAAACCGTGAATGGATGGTGGTTGACGGCGTGTGGTCCTATAGAAATGTCGAAGAAAGCCGCAGAGCCATACAGAAGGCATCACAGAGAAATCTGGAAGAGGCGAAATTAGAAGTGTTTGAAAAATTTCTCCGCTCCATTTCTAGACTGTAAGTTGTATAAATAATACAGATTAGCATTACTACAGGAGAAACCAAATGTCAGTAGAGAGCAAGATTAGAGAATTGATGGGTGGAAAACTGCATGAGGCATCCTTTCCGGGTGCGGGGAAGAACATGGAAGTGTCTTCCCCGGCTCAGGGTTCCTCACAGACTCCATCAGTAGAATTGATGCATAAGGGTTTCAGTGGCCAGAAGGCAACCTCTACTGCATCAAAAAGCCTTATGGCAAGCGGCGGCGCCATGGAAAAGAGCCCAATGAAGCAGGGCTCTTCACAGGACGCGCAGATTGATTCCCAAGACGATCAGGAAACCCAAGGGAAGACACAGGCAAAGAAGGCGAAGAAGATGCCGGTTCCTCAACATAAGGGCGCTGGACAAGCGCCGAATTATAACAATGTTGCGGATCCGGCTTCTGTGGTTAATCAGCCGTCTTCAAAGGGTAATGTCTACCACGAAGATGTGGACATGGAAGACGAGGATGATTACCTCACCGAGGAAGAACTCGACGAGATGTTGTCCAATCTTTCCGAAGAAGAACTCGAAGAATTGATGGATCTTCTTAACGAGGAAGAGGGCGACGAAGACGAAGAAGAAGACGAAGACGAAGACGAAGACGAGTACATCACCGAAGAAGACCTCGACGAGGTTCTCGGTGATCTCACCGAAGAAGAACTCGACGAACTCATCGACGAATTGAGCGACGAAGACGATGGCGAGGAAGACGAAGACGACTACATCACCGAAGAAGAATTCGAAGCGTTGTCCGACGAAGAACAAGCCATGTTCGAGCCGGTGGAATTCGATGACGCGGAAGATGTCGAGTTCGATGATGAAATCGCGATGGACGATATCGAATTGACTGACGAAGAAATCGAATCGCTGTTATCTGAACTCTCCGACGAAGAATTGGAAAATTTGCTGTTGGATGAGGCGAAAGATAGTGGCGCTGGAAGAGTTGCGGCTGAAGGTGAGCCGTACAATAAAAAGTCATTCTACAACCCGACGAGAAAGTTTGATGCGCGCAGTGGCGCTGCAAAAAGAGGTAAGCAGCGGTACATCACCCGCGATCCACAGACCGGTAAGGTTGCGATCTCAGCGGGAGTAGCGAGAACCGCAAAGAGAGATCGTTCAGAAATACGAGCGAAGAAAGACGAAGTAAGCGATTACAGGGCTCGTCGTGACAGCGGCCAAGGCTCACGCACGGTTAAAATCGGCAAAAAGAGCTATGCACACGATCCAGCGCGTGAGAGCGTAAAGGATTTCCGTAAGCGCGTAATCGGTCATGCCGAGAAGTTGAGAGCGTCGGCTTCCAAGCGGTCTGAAGCAAAGCGCGCCGAGAGAGAAAAGGTAAGCAAGATGTCCGATGTAGATCGCGCTCGGTATAAGGACGATCAAAGAACACAGCGCGCCCTCAAGTCCGTGAAGAAGCAAGTGGACAAGGAAAGAGCCGCAAATAGCAAGAAGGGCAAGAAGAGACAAGCCAGAAACGCCGCTATTCGCAGAGCAACACTGAAGACGAATAAGATGGACGAAAGCGTAGACATGGTCGAGCTTGTGCGCGCCATGTTGAGTGAAGGCCCAGTAAAGTCGTTGAACAAGCAAAAAAAGAAGTTGGTCACCATGATGCAGGGTGCGATGACACGTGATAAAAACAGCAGTGATGCAGTTGGCTACGCCAACAGAGTAAGAGCAGTACTGAAGGCCGGGAGACACCACCAAAAACATGGTTCACCCCGCGATCTCGTAAAAAAGAGAGCGTACAGCGAAGGCGTTGACCTCACCGAAGGCCCAGTAAAGGCCGCGAACAAGGCGAAGAAGAATGCGTATGCGAGAGAGCTTGGTAAAAAAATCACTTTAGGCTCGGCCTCTGATTCCAGAAAGAGTAGCTCATATGGAGCCAAATTGGATTATGGAGCCAAATTGGATTTACGGGCCTTAAAGAACCCAAGAACATTACTGAAGACCGGGAGAACCCAGCAACGAATTGGTGCATACCGCGATCTCGTAAAAAAGAGAGCGTACAGCGAAGGCGTTGACCTCACCGAAGGCCCAGTAAAGGCCGCGAACAAGGCGAAGAAGAATGCGCATGCGATGAATCTTGGTAAAAAAATCAAGATAGGCGCGGCCTCTGATAACAGACTGCTTGGCCGAGTAAACGATTTTGCTACCAAATTTTCTTTACGGGCCTTAAAGAACCCAAGAACATTACTGAAGACCGGGAGAACCCACCAAAAAACTGGTGCATACCATGATATGATGACAAAGAGAGCGTACAGCGAATCCTTCGACCTCACCAATGAAATCCGTTCCTTGTTTGAAGGTTCTGACATGTCAGAGGAATTCATGCAGAAGGCCGCGTCCCTGTTCGAAGCCGTAGTCACGGCCAAGGTCGCCTTGATTGCCGAAGACCTCGAACAGCAGACGGCAGAATTGGTTGAGCAGATTGAGCAGGAAGCGTCAGAAATGGCCGCAGAGTTCATTGAAAACTACTTGGAAGAAATGGTGGATCATGTCGATGGATACATGAACTATGTCTCCGAACAGTGGTTGAATGACAATGCGGTCGCGGTTGAATCTGCCCTGCGCTCAGAAATCACCGAAGACTTCATGGCGGGCCTGAAGGCGCTCTTCCAAGAGAACTACATCGAAGTCCCGGAACAGAAGTACGACCTTGTGGCAGAAATGGAAGAGAAGATTGAGGAGTTGACGAACACCGCCAACGAATCCATCAACGAAAATGTCGAACTCCGTCAGGCCCTTGTGGAGACGAAGAAGGACAACATCGTCCTCGCCCATGCATTTGACTTGACCATGTCAGACACTGAGAAGCTCCGCTCCTTGGTGGAAGATGTCGAGTTCGAAGACGAAGATATGTTCTCGGAAAAGGTGCAGGTCATCAAGAAGAATTTCTTCTCAGCGCAGCCCGTTGACGAAAGCGCGAATTTCTCCAGCGATGAAGAACCTATGCCATTAATGGAAGAGAATAATGCAGTGGTAGAAACATATGCAAAATTGTTGTCTCGCGGCACTTCGGTGTAATTCCGTAGAAGTATAAATAATTAGAGTTTAACAGTTTTTTTCAAAACAGGAGAGTTACATGTTTTTATCAGAAAATCTTCAGAGAAAGTGGGCTCCAGTACTGGATCACGAAGCTCTACCTTCAATTAGAGATTCATACAAGAGAGCGGTAACCGCCGTTGTGCTTGAGAATCAGCAGAAGGCGCTTCGTGAGGAAAAGACGGCGTTGTTCGAAGACGCTCCAGCGAACAACATCGCCGCGTCAGGTGCAACAGAACTTGACCGCTATGACCCGATCCTTATTTCATTGGTTCGTCGCTCATTGCCAAACTTGATGGCGTATGACGTAGCGGGCGTACAGCCGATGACTGGTCCGACTGGCTTGATCTTCGCGATGAAGTCACGGTACAGCACACAGGACGGCACAGAAGCGTTGTTCAACGAAGCTGACACCGACTTCTCCGGTACTGGCACCCACGCCGGTTCAAACCCGGTTGACGGTTCATACACAACCGGTACGGGTATGTCAACGGCGGCTGGTGAAGCCCTTGGCACAGGTGGTTCCGCTGGTGATTTCAACGAGATGGCGTTCAGCATCGAAAAGACCACGGTAACTGCAAAGACCCGTGCTCTGAAGGCCGAATACACCACTGAATTGGCGCAGGACTTGAAGGCCATTCATGGTCTGGAAGCCGAAGGCGAACTGTCCAACATCCTTTCCCAAGAAATTCTTGCGGAAATGAACCGCGAAGTTATCCGTACCATCTACAAGGTTGCCAAGGCTGGCGCGGCGTCAACCGCCGTACCGGGAACCTTCGACTTGGACGTAGACTCAAACGGTCGTTGGTCAGTTGAACGCTTCAAGGGTCTTATGTTCCAGTTGGAGCGTGATGCAAACGTCATCGCGCAGGAAACCCGTAGAGGCCGTGGTAACTTCATCGTCGTATCATCAGACGTAGCGGCGGCGCTTGCGATGACTGGCAAGCTCGACTACACCCCGGCGCTCTCAGGCAACGACGGTATCTCCATGGACGACACCGGCAACACCTTTGCTGGCGTACTCAATGGTCGCTTCAAGGTCTTCATTGACCCGTACTCAGCCAACATCAACGCCGCGTCACAGTTTGCGGTTGTAGGCTACAAGGGTCCGACCGCGTATGATGCGGGTCTCTTCTACTGCCCGTATGTACCGCTCCAGATGGTTCGTGCAATCGATCCGGCTAGCTTCCAGCCGAAGATTGGCTTCAAGACACGGTATGGCATGATTGCCAACCCGTTCGTGGTCAAGTCAGACGGCTCAACAGACGGCGATTCATTCACCGCGAACCGCAACCACTACTACCGCAGAATGAAGATCGTCAACTTGCTGTAATCTTCACGGTAGGAAACTTAAGAACCGGCATGGCTAATCCCCATGCCGGTTTCTTTTTGTTCCTATGGTTCACTGTTCCTCGCTTCGCTCGGAGCTTCGCTCGTCTCATGTTATAAATAGTGAATACCAGTAATTCACTAGTGACTAGAATCCATTGAGTCATTGATGACGACGACACTCTTACATTAACCTTTTGTCAAGTGGTTGTCAAGGGCTAAACGAAAAAAACCACAACGAGTTTACCCAAAACGATGCCTTACCTACCAAAAACCGACACGGTTCCAGAACTTCAGTGGGTCAATAGGCAGCCAGAAGAGCTTGACTACCTCAGACCAAACGGCTTTCGGTTCTACATCCAGAGCTTACCCAAGGTCACCTACTTCTGTCAGTCTGCCAATATCCCGACCATTTCACTCGGCGTTGCAAGCCAACCCACCCCGTTCGTTGACATTCCTCGCCCCGGTGAGAAACTGAACTATGCTGAACTGACGATTCAGTTTCTTATTCAGGAAGACATGTCGAACTACATTGAGTTGTACAATTGGATGACTTCGCTGGGGTTTCCTGACAGCCGGTCTCAATATGGCCAGCGGTTTGAAGAGCAGAAATTTCGAGATCCAACCCCGAGGGGAAATCGTTCCGGCGTCACCGATATGACAGACTTCAGCGATGCCTATTTAACGATCTTGGGGTCTGATTACAACGAGGTATGTCGAGTGAATTTTCTTGACTGTTTTCCGGTATCCTTGAGCGGACTGGAATTTGACGTATCAACCGGTAACACGCAGTATTTTGCCGCTCAAGCGGTCTTCAAATATCGCACATTTAAGGTCGAGAAAATCGCACAAATCACTTGACATAATTAACGCAAAATGCTAAATTACGGCATCGTGAAATGGAGATATTATGAAATTGAAAGAGTTGCAAACCATGTGGGCGGAAGACGCAAAAATAGACCAAACAAATCTTGGGCGAGCCGCTGCACGAGTCCCAGAACTTCACGCAAAATATATTAATCTCCTGTCGAACTATCGACTGCAATTTCGAAAGGCAGAGACCGAGTTGTTGCAGTTTCGGCAGCTAAAGACTCGATATTTTCAAGGTGAGCTTTCAAAGGAAGAATTGCAAGCGCATGGGTGGACGCCCTACTTGTTTCGTCGCCCCCTGAAGAATGAACTGGAAGACCTGTTAAATGGGTCAGAAGATGTCGTCGAGCGAGCAGACCGGGTGGAATATCTTCGCACGATCATGATGTTTCTAGAATCTGTGTTGAAGAGCATCAATTCTCGCACATGGGACATCAAGTCTGCGATTGAGTGGGTCAAGTTCACGAATGGTGAATTTTAGTGTCGGTCGTCATCAAGAAAAAGGATGAGGTCTACCTCCGCGTAGAAGCAGAACCTCATATCCTTATGGAGATGAGTGACTTCTTCACCTTTATGGTCCCCGGCGCGCAGTTCACGCCGCAGTATCGCGCACGATTGTGGGATGGGAAGATCAAGCTCCTGAATGTCTTCACCAAAGAATTGTATGTGGGATTGGCCGAGTATGTGCGCGCATTTTGTGAACGCAGTGAATATGCGTTTGATAATCAGATCGTATCAGAGGCGCCAGATCTCGACGCACTGCGACAGTTTGTCGCTGGACTTCCCCTGCATAGCAAGGGGAAGAAGATTGAAGTGCGTGATTACCAACACGCAGCGGTAGAGCATGCCATAAGTCGCTCCCGCACCCTGTTGCTCTCTCCTACTGCCAGCGGGAAGAGCCTCATCATCTACCTGTTAATGCGCTGGCATCAAATGCACGGTCGTCGTCAACTGATCATTGTTCCCACGACATCACTTGTAGAGCAAATGTACGGCGACTTTGCCGACTATGCGTCTGAAGACTC